TTTACCGAAAGTTCTTTTGCCGCCATACATCCAACTTACTCTAGAACCTGTTTTCATTTTTTCTTAGTACCCTTTTTTACTTTTTTCTTTTTAGCTGGCCTTCCGACTTTGGAACCATAAGTTCCTTTTCCCATAGGAGCCATAATCTTAGATGCAGTTAATTTAATTTTACATCTTTTTTCTTTTTATGTCTCTTTTTTTACAAAGAGTTTTCTACTCCTAATTCTTCTAGAGTTAAAGTTGAGCCGTCAGATCGAACAAAACTTCTAAATACTTCAGTCGGGTTTTTTTTAGTACGCAATTCTTCTCTATATATTTTTGATTTTTGTATTCCAAATACTTTATTTTGTGTAGCTATATCTTGTTTACTTAACCACACTGCATAATTTTCTGATGCTGGTATAAGTTTTCCTCTAGTAGATAATCCTGTTTTACTAGGTCTTTGTAATCCTCCTGTTAAATCATCTTGATCTAATCCAAATTTATCTAAAAATTCATCTTTAATAATTGGAACTATTGTGGAACGACAATTAAAATGTTGCGGAGGTTGAGGTCCTTTTCCCATTTCGAATATTTGTCCATCTAACCGACCACAGATGGCTGAAGTTCTACTATCTAAAGTTGCAACATATTTATAGCGATCTACCATATCTGAATTTGCTTTAAAAACACTATTTATTGCTGAATTACTTACTTGGTTAATACTGGTTCTTACAATAGTGTCGATTTGATTATTAGCAATAGTTGTTCCAATACCTCCTTTGGCTTTTATTTGTTCTAGAGTTCCGACAGCTTCAAAATTTAATTTTCCACGCAAATCTTTAGCTATTTCAGCAGTTGTTTGATTAGAAAGCAATCCAATTCTTACGGTATTAGTAAAAACTTCTGACTGAGATGCAGCAATTCTACGAAAAGCTGTTCTTACATTTACTCCATTAGGTAAATTAATTACGGCTCCTTCTCTAGCAGTTAAACTAAATTTTGGTATTGTACTTGTTTGTACAACAAATTCTTCTGGTAAAGTAAACACATTTATTTGGCGTGGGTCAGTATTCACGACGCTTTGTGCAAATTGTGGACTAATTTCTATTGTTCTTACTGCATTTTTTGTTCCAGTACTTGGTAATACTTTCGTTAGTTGTTCTTTAATAAATTCAGATTGAAGTTCTGCTAAACCTTGTAATTCTTGAGAAATAACTACGGAACTATTTTCTGCCCATGTATTTAAACTTTCTTGCAATTGTAGTAATATTGTTCTTTGTCTATTTACAGCCGAAGGAGTTAATGTTAGTTCCCCAGCGTCATATTGTTTTAATTGATCCGTAATTTTTACAATTATATTATTATATTCTTTTACTATTTTTAAAGCTACTCCGTTTTCATATCTATTTAAATTTATAGCATTTCTATATAATGCTTCTGGTATTCTTTGTTGTTCTATAGCCATTATTCATTTTCAGTAGTTGTAGCTAGTTGGTCTGTTTCAATGATTCCTCCCATTTGCGTTTTGTTTAGCATCTCTTCTATATCAAAATCTTCACTTAGTACTTCTCCTTCAACTAATTTTTTTAATAATTCTTCCTGGTCTATTACTCCCTGTGCATATATTTTTAATAAAGCATCTACACCTTGTGGTTCTAAACTAGTGTCAACAAAATCTCTATTGACAAAACTAGTACCAGAAACACTTTGTTTTAAAAAAGCTGCATGATACTTAAGGCAATTATCCAGTAAATCTTGTATTTGTTGAGATAAAACCATCATAGTGCTATCACCTTGTGATCTTTGTATTCTTTTACTTTGCGCAGTTTCAGCCGACATTTTTTGTCCAAGTATTGCAGCCAAACCAAGTTCGTTGATTTGATATTCTAATTTTTCTATTCGTTCTTTTTGTGCTGTAAAACTATTCCCTGTTGGTTCTATATAACTTGCACTACTACCTTCAGGTAACGAAAGAGCTTCACTAGGTCCGGCACTTACTTCTTCAGCCGCTGCGGGAAAGCCAAAAAAAGCTAACATAGGAACCGCACTTATATGTAATTGATTATCATAATCACTTTGTATCTGATAACTTTTTAAATTTAGTTCAGCAATATCTTCTAAAGGCGGTCTACTTTCATAAATACCAACTTTATTAGAATAAGCAACAGAAAAAGGAATAAAATCTAAACTTGTTATGCCTTCGTCTACTTGTTTAAAATCTCCATCATCATTCCTTTGAAATAATTTAAAACTATTTGGTTCTAAAACTCTTATTTGTTCAACAGTTTCTTCACCATATATCCCTTTAGGTTTTACAACTCGTTCAGTTAATCTGAGTTGTGTTAACTTTCGTTCATTATCTTTTACTTCAGTACGCCAACCAATAATATCTCTAGGAGTATATGGTATCCAATAAGGTCTTCCTCCATTAGCCGGAGCATCTACTAAAACTCCAACATGGCCATACCTAATACAAAGCCTACTAATGTTATATACAAAATTTGTTAAATTATTTCCTTCTAAATCAACATTAAATAACTGCTCTTCTATCGTTTCAGGTACGTCTGAAAGCCTCACTGGTTTACGTGTTAACATACCAGCCAACATCCTTTCCATTCGTAAAAGGTAAGGAGGTACAACGGATCTGCTTAAACGAACGTCATAACTTTCGTCTTCTTCTCTAGGTTCTTGTTTTAAATATATACGACTTTTACCTCTTATTTTACTAGTTCCTTCTATTAAATCCTCAATAAGACCCCAATGACTTTGCATATCTCGCCAAGCTTGATTCTGCTGCTGAACTTCCGTTACTTCTATATCAAAGCTATCAATTTTATTTTGAAAGAAAGAACTATACATCGTTTTACATTAATAATATCAGGTCTTTAATATATTCTAATACCTGTTTTGTTCCCTGCCCTACTATAAATCATATTAAACTCCCTGTAACATAAATAACCTAAAGCATCGTTAAGGTGATCATAACCGTTTTGTTTGTCAGGATCACCTGTTTTTTCATCATAACTTTGAAGTTCTAAACATTCAATTAAGCGTCGGCAACTGGCATGAATCTCCAGACGCACCCGTCCTTTGGAGTTTTCCAATAATGCTTGTAATGTTTGTACTCTATCCTTGATTGGCGGATTGCTTCGTAACGCCATATTTGTGAATCCATAACTTTGCAAAATTGCAATATCAGTTTTGGAAGCATTAATTGTTGACCTCGCTGCACCACTTGCATCTGGATAAACTAATATTTTATTAAAAGGATAACGTCTTTTTATTTCTGTAGCTAGAGCATCTGTGTCTTTTTGTTTTGTTACTTCATCAATTACATATAATTTATCTCCAGCAGTAACACAAATAGCAGCATTACAATTCATTACGTTAAAGTCAATTCCAATTTTTAATATTTCATTTTCAATAGGGAACGGTAATTCATTTATTAAATGTTTATTTCGATCAAAACGAGAATATACAGCCCCAGTAGTAAGGTTGACCCATTGACCTAGCAAGTAAGCTTTTATCAACTGCGGTGGATAATTCTCATACAAAGACGGAATGAAGGACTCAGGAAGGTAAGGATTATCACTCGATTTGGCTTGTATCAAGGCTGTATCAGATTTTTTATTCTTTTCAAATGTTTCAAATGCCCAGCCATGACCCTCTGGAGTTGTTGTTGCATAAAACTGTTGAACATTACCTGATCTAAGTCTTGCAAGTGCCATGTTCATTGCAGATTCCGCATCTCTTTTTGGAATAGTATCTGCTTCATCAAAACCCACTGCACATAAGTTTTGGCCTCGCAAACGTTGGTATGTAAGCATGGTTCTTAACAAAATAGTATGTGTTCCTTCCTCCCAAGAAAGTTGGTACTCAGGTAAAGGTGATGCTCTGAATGTGTAAGGTATTTGCCATTGGTCTAATAATTCATTAAATGTACGAATTAAAATGTCTCTCAACATAGGCGCCGTTGGCTGAAAAACAGCAGATACATGACCAATATTTAAACAGGCAAGCATTACAGCTTTTGAACATAAAGCATATGTTTTTCCAGCACCAAAACCACAAACTAATGCAAGCTTGCGATGCTCCATGTCATCACAAAAGGTTTTTTGATGAGGTAATAAATCTTGATTAATACGATCTATTGTTTGTTGTGCTGTCGGC